CACACATTGTGGTACACACAAAAGATTTAAAAAAAGTTGTCCCAATTGTCAGGAGGTTACTAAGTAATGGCTGGATATACACTTTCACAATTAGAAACTCACATTAGAAATTATACTGAAGTAGATTCAAATGTATTCACTGGTGCTATTTTAGCTGGATTTATAGAAAATGCAGAATTTAGAATTTTTTATGATGTTCCCAGCGACAGTAATCGATTTGTTAGTGAAGGAAATTTAGCTATTGATGATAATACAATAAATGTCCCTGGATTAGGAACTAAAGGGTTAACAGGTACAGTATTTGTGCGTGGGGTAGAAGTTTTTAATAGTACATCAGTTACTACAGGTCCTGGAACATGGCTTATTAAAAAAGATCAAACTTATTTAAGCGAATATGTTAATAGGTCCACGGGTTCATCAGGGGGCCAAACAGCTCAAGATGTAACAGGATTTCCTAAATATTATGCGATGTTTGGAGGAGCTACTGGCACTTCATCAACTACTTCAGGAGGTCTCTATCTGGCTCCTACACCAGATGCTAATTATATGCATAGAATCTATTACGATATGGTACCTCAAAGTTTAGTGACTAAAACATCTGGAACTTATCTTAGTCAGTACTTTCCACAAGGCTTATTATATGCTACGTTAGTAGAAGCTTACGGATTTTTAAAAGGTCCAATGGATATGTTGACATTATACGAAAATAAATATAAACAAGAAGTACAGAAATTTGGAGGAGTCCAAATTGGTAGACGAAGACGAGACGACTATACTGATGGAACAGTTAGAATACCAGTCAACTCACCGTCACCTTAATAGGAGATAAAAATTATGGCCATTGCATCAGTACTAACGGATACCTTTAAAGAAGAATTATTGGGAGGCTATCATAGCTTCAATGCTTCAGGGGATACTCCTGCTGGCAGCGCTTTTAAAATAGCTCTTTACACAAGTTCAGCAACACTTGGTACGACTACAACTGCTTATACAGCATCTAATGAAGTTGCATCGGGCGGTGGTTATACTACTGCTGGAGAAGCTTTAACAAATACTGGAGTAGCTAAAAGCACGGTTACTTCTTACACAGATTTTTCCGACGTCTCATGGACATCAGCTTCTTTCACAGCAAGAGGATGTTTAATTTATAATTCATCTAGTATTACTGGATTGACAGCTAACGCAGCTGTTTGTTCTATTGATTTTGGTGGAGACAAAACTGTTTCTTCTGGAACTTTCACAATTCAATTTCCAACTAACGACTCATCAGACGCTATTATCAGAATAACGTCATAGGGAGATAAGTCCTTATGGCTGAACTTACCATAACAGTCGCCGTTACAACCGGAACTCAGTATGTTACTGGGTCTACTGGAAGTATTTATACCTTTAATGGTTCTCAACCAGCAAGTTTTACTTTTCCATGGGTTGCTTCAGGAACTTTACGATTAGATCAATCAGGTTCTAGTAATGATGGTCATCCATTAATTTTTTCTACTTCCAACAGTTCAGTTTTAGCTACAATGAAAGCCGGAATTATTTCTTCCGGAGTTACTTATTATTTAGATGGTTCTAGTAATCAATCCGATTACACCAACACAACAACTTTTAACGCAGCCACAACGCGTTACATAGAAATAGCTCCTGCGTCAGAAACAGATTTTTATTTTGCATGCTGGGTTCATGGTATCGGCATGGGTGGTATTATGGACATGACTCAAGATACATGGGGAGCTTTATCGTGGAGCCAAGGCGACTGGGGCAATCAAAATAATTACACTTTAACTTTAACTGGTCTATCCATGACGGGTAGCGTTGGTGAACCGGTTGCTTCATCTGAACAAGGATGGGGTAGAGCAGAATGGGGTAATGAACCTTGGGGTGATAGTTCTAGTCCAGTAGTCGCTGTTAGCGGTTTCGCAATTACAGCATCTTTAGGAACTTTAGCTTATGCTGCTGCTGAAGAAGGTTGGGGTAGAGATGAATGGGGTTATGGTAACTGGGGAGAAAATACTACCACAGTTGTAATAACAACTGGATTCGAAATGACTACCGGCCTGGGTGAAGAAGGCTGGGGTAGAAGTACTTGGGGAAATGATGCTTGGGGACAAGGAAATACACTAGATACAGAAATTGGAGTTCCAATAACAGGACTCTCAATGACAGGTTCTTTAGGAACACCACAAATAAATTATGATTTCAAACATATTCTCACTGATTCTTTCTTAGGTACACTTTCTCTAGGATCTGTATCAATTAATAATGGTGCGGATCATACTCAAGGGCTGGGCGGTTTAGCTGCCACTATGTCTTTGGGAACTCCAGAAGTTGCAGATATAGTATTTGGACCTACTGGCTACTCAGCAACAATGGCTTTAGGGACTCCTACTCCAGACGAACTTATAAAAGTTGCTGTAACTGGTTATAGTATAACAGCTAGTCAGGGTAGTATTGGAAGCATTCCAGATATGGGTGTAGGAGTAAGTGGTTATTCTATAACTGGTTCTATAGGAAGTCTCACAATAACAGATATGCAAGTTGGTGTTAGTGGCTTTGAAATCACCGCTACTTTCGGTTCAGGGGGAGTCGCACCACTAGGTTATAAAGATGTTGACATCACGGGAAATACTTCCTATACATATGTAGAACATTCAGCATAGGAGAAAATTATGGCATCAAATTATACGGTACTTGGAATTCAGCTTATGACGACTGGTGAAAAAGCCGGTCTATGGGGAGGATTAACAAATACAAACTGGGACATTATAGAACAGATTTCTGGTGGCTATACTACACAAGCAGTAACTGACGGTGCTGATACAGATCTAGCAGTTTCTGATGGATCAACAGGTGCAACTCTTGCGCACAGAATTATAGAATTAACTGGAGCTCTTACAGCCGGTAGAAATGTAACTATTCCTATTGATGTTCAAACTTTTTATATAATTAAAAACGCAACTACAGGCTCACAAGTCGTAACATTTAAATATGTTTCAGGGAGTGGTAGTAGTGTTGCAATTGCTAACGGAGCTACAAAAATAATTTATGCAACAGCTAACGATGGTACTAACCCAGACATGGTTGATACTGGATTTATTGCAGCTGTTGTTGATGACACTACACCACAATTAGGTGGTGACTTAGATGTTAATGGAAGTGATATCGTTTCAACTGGTGGTGCTCATATTGATATAATTCCAGATACAACAGGCAATGTTAATCTTGGAGCAGATACAGTTCAAGTTGGCGACAATAATGCTAACGCAACTATTACTACACAAGGCACAGGAGATTTAATTTTAAACACAAACAATGGCACTAATTCAGGAACTCTTACAATTGCTGATGGAGTCAATGGAAATATTACACTTTCTCCTGATGGAACTGGAGAAGTACAAGCTGTCGATGCAGCCGATGCAACAGGGGCTGTAAAAATTGCAGGGAAAGAAACTATTTTTGTTCCAGCACAAGCGATGTTTGGAACAACTACAAATGGAGCTGACGCACAAGCAGTTGAAACGACAGCAACTAGACCTGAAATGAAGGTTTTAGATTTTGACCCAAGTACGGCTGAATACGCACAGTTTTCAATAGCATTTCCTAAATCATGGGATGAAGGCACAGTAACTTTCCAAGCTTTTTGGGCTCCAAGTAGCGTAGATACAGGAAACGCTCTTATTGGTCTTCAAGGCGTTAGTGTTGCGAATGATGCAACTTCTGACGTTGTTTTTGGAACAGCTATAGATGTCACAGATGCTGGCGGCGGTGCCGTTGAAGATGTATTAGTTAGTCCAGTGAGTACTGCAGTAACAATTGCATCAGCAGCCGCTGATACATATACATATTTTCAAGTCGTTAGAAATGCAACAAGTGGCAGTGACACCTTTACAGGTGATGTAAGATTATTAGGAATAAAATTATTTTATACTACTGACGCGGCTAACGACGCATAAGATATTTAGATATGAGAGATTTAAAAAATAAACTTACTCCCGGTAAGAATTCAAAGAATATACAATCAAGAAGAGGAAAATCTTTCGGTTACCAAGTTTTAGGATTTGGTTCTGGAGGAGTAGCTGCTAATTATGTTATAGCAACAGGCGGAACTCCTTGTACAGGAGCTATTTCTGGTGATTATAAAGTTCATACTTTCACAGGACCAGGCACATTGTGTGTTTCACAATTAGCTGATTGTGCAGCAGAGAATGTTGTTTCTTATCTGGTACTTGCTGGAGGAGGTGGCGGAGGAAAAACAGCTAGAGGAGGTGGCGGAGGCGCAGGAGGATTTAGAGAATATAAAAATACTTGTGATCCTTATACAGCTTCTCCTTTAAATGGTAATCCTGGCGGAACAGCTATTACAGTTTCAGTTAGTCCTTACCCAATAACGGTAGGAGGAGGTGGAACAGTATCAATACCAGTACCTACTGCTGCGAATAAAGGAAGTGATTCAGTTTTTTCAACAATAACATCAACTGGTGGTGGACAAGGAGGAGTTGGGGGGGCTGCAGGTCAACCAGGTGGATCTGGTGGTGGTGGATCTATTGGTGGTATCGCTGGTGGCTGTGGAAATGACCCTCCCGTAACCCCGGCACAAGGAACTCCCGGTGGACTGGGTCCACCCTCTTCATCCCCAGGATCGCCTACTCCTACTGTAGGTAGAAGTGGACAAGGTGGCGGTGGAGCATTGGTAGCAGGCGCAGATTGGGTCGCGTGTACTCCACAACCTGGTACTGGAGGTGCAGGAGCATGCACGAGTATTACAGGTTGCGCAACAGCTTATGGTGGTGGTGGAGGCGGCGGTGGTTGCACTGGCGCTGGTTATTATGGTGGTGGAGCAGGTGGTGGAGGAAAAGGCGGAAGAAGATGTTCGCCAATCAATGCCATAGCTGGGGATGTTAATAAAGGTGGTGGTGGAGGGGGAAATGGTCCTGACCCTATAACAACTGGATCAGGAGGATCAGGAGTGGTAATAGTAAGGTACAAATTTCAATAATTATGGCACATTTTGCAAAAATATCAGAAACAAACGAAGTACTTACAATACTAACATTAAATAATTCTGACATGCTGAACGCTGATGGCGTTGAAGATGAATCTGTTGGACAAGCATATTTAGAAAAACATAATAATTGGCCAGCAAATTTATGGATTCAAACATCTTACAATACAAGGGGCGGCAAACACTATACTACAACAGTAAATGCTGATGACACTCGAACTACTGTTCTATCTGCTGATCAATCTAAAGCATTAAGAGGAACCTACGCAGGTATAGGTATGACGTGGGACGAAGATAACAATATATTCTATGGTAAAAAACCTTATGAAAGTTGGGTTTTAAATACAACAGATGCTCAATGGCATTCACCAATTGGTGATGCTCCAACATTAACTGCTGAACAAGAAGCAGATATTGAGAATATTTATACTTATGACTGGAATGAAGTCGGTCAATCTTGGGATTTAGTAACTACTCCGGTAGGAGCAGCATAATTGATATAGATCAAATCTTTTCAATAATATTGACATTCTAATACCATCCTTTATAAAAGGAAAAGGTATGCAAAAGAAAGTACTTTCAGAAATAGGATTATATTACGGCGATGTGGCAATGCCGAAACATTGGGAGATAGATCCAAATGAGATGTCTCATCACATTTTACATTCTAACTTAACCAATGAAAAATTTCAATATTCAAGAACTTGGGATAAGTTAAATACTTATGTTAGAGAACACATATATTTAAAATTTAAAATAAGTTTAATTAATAAAGAAACATGGGGTAATATTTATAGCCCTACACAAGTAAGCCCTCCTTTATTGAATATAGATCCTGTGGATCTTCGGAACTCATCTGACTATACATTACTATATGGTGTTAAAGTTAAAGATTGTAGTGTTCGAATACACTATGATGACAATAGAAGAAAAGGTAGAAGTTGGGACATAGAATTAAAGAACAATATGTTCATTATGTTTCCCTCTACTAGTATGTATTACATAACTAACAAACAAAAAGACTTGTTAAACTTTATTCACACAATTACTTATGAATCTATCTAATTACTTTTGGTATTTTAAATCTGCATTGACACCACGATTCTGTGATGAAGTTATTAAATATGCTTTATCTCAAAAAGAAACCATGGCACTTACAGGAGGTGTTGGCAGAGAAAGAAATTTACAAAAACAACCTTTAAAC